ATGACGAATTTTTGAGAGCGGGATCACAATTTCCGGCTCCCTTTCTGCGACCACGGCCAGCGTGGGCCCCATAACCAGGCCGCCATGCTGCAGCTTTGTAACCTTGCGCAGCGCCTTTACCATGGCGTTTGTGTTTACCAAAATGTCGGACAAAATGCTATTGGTCCGCTTCATCCCTCCGCCGCCGCCCCCGCCGGCCTGTGAATCGCCGGCGGCGCCTGCAGCATATAGTTTAAAATTGTCGTGAAAGCGCCATAATGTTTTTTTCATGGTGCCCAGGATTTCATTGCGGGCCCATGCCGCTTTTTTTATCTCGTTTACCTGATTGTTTAAATGCTGGGTTCTTTCTTCCTGATTCCAGTTTGCCCAGCCGATTTTTTCAAGCCAATATACAACGTTGTTTTTTAATATGTTGGCCGCCAACCAGGTATTGTCCTTTATTAATTGAGTGTCGCGCTTGCCGGCGCCGCCCCCGCCAATTAATGATCCAAGGAAACTTCCAACGGCGGTGCCTACGGCTGTGGCGATCATGCCGCCAGGGGAAAAACCTTTGGCCAAATTTGTGGCCGCGTTTCCAATATCCTTTACGGTGCCTACTACTTTTTCCGCAGCGTTGGCGGTGCCTTTTAATAGGCTGCCGATAAAATCCGTAACCCATTTGCTGGCCATTTGGCCGATGATGTCAAAAAACTGCTGCTTTAAGCCGTCCCATATATCCTTTAATGCGTCTTTAAAGGATTTTGCGCCGCTTAATATTTCCCCAAAGGTCGACGCCCATTTTGTTTGCAGACCGTCGGCCATTTCCTCCCAAAGGCTTTTTGACTCGGTTGTAACCGTTTTGACCGTTTCGGTTATGCCGGGGAATTCCTGATCCACAACCTCGGGGATATTTTCCAATATCCCGCTCATGTCGTTGGCCGCCGGCACGGCGGTTGTGGTCATTGTGGTAGATAGGTCCTCGATCTCTCCCTTTAAATTTGTGACGGCCTTTAAATAATCCTCCAGGTCCAGCTTGCCGGCTTCATATTCGGCGTGTAATTTCTCCAGGTCCTCTTTTAAATCCTCGACCTTTTCCGCCTTTTCTTTAATGGTCATTACGCCCAATTCTTTAAGGCGGTCTTGCCATTCTTCGGCGGCTGTTTTGGCGTCTTCGGTAGCGGTTACATTGTCTTTTATATCCTGGTTTAATTGTTTAAGCGCTTCATCGGCCAGGGCCATTACGTCAGCCCCGTCCTCGGTCTTTTCGTTCATTTCCTCCTGCTGCTTTACCCGCTCCGCTCCGACCTTATTCATGGCCTGCAGCAACGCCTCGCCTTCCTCGCCCTTTTTGATCGCACGGGCCAGGGCCAGGGTGTTGCCGTCGTATTTCTCTTTTAATTTATGAAACTCTACCATTGTCAAGCCGGCCTGCTTGGCAATGCCTTTTAATTTATCCTCAAATTTGCCGGCCACTTCCTCATAACGCCGGCTTGCTTCCTCGGCTGCCTGCTCTGCAGCTTTTTGCTCGTTTTTTAATTTAATATACCAGGCCGTCAACGCGGCAACCGCCCCAATTACGGCAACGATGGGGTTTGCTGCCAAAAATAAAAGCGCTTTCCCCAGCAATTGAACGCCGCCAATTACCGATGGCAATAGGTTTGCTACTTTGCTGAATATCATCAGCATAGGACCGGCTGCAGCGGCAACGCCGGCAATGGCCACAATAATTTTTTTGGTCCGGTCGTCCAGGTCTGAAAACCATTGGACCGCCGGCATAATATAATCTTTAATCAGCGTGCGCAAGATAGGGATTAAAATTTTCCCTATTTGGATTGCAACCTCGCTTAATGCGCTGGTAAGTAATTTCCATTGGCCTTGTAAAGTGTCAAGCTGCTGCTCGGCCATTTCTGCAGCTCGGCCCGTGCCGTCTTCCAGGGCCGTATTGAAGCGCTCCAATTCGGCGCGGCCTGTTGAAACCAAATTTAACATGGTGGGCCCGGCCCGGACGCCAAATATTTTTACGGCGTCGCTGGCGCTCATGGCCTTACCTTCCAGGGCGCCCACTATTTCGGTGAGGCTCTTGGTTGCTGGGTTTACGTCGTCAAGGCTTAATCCCAGGGCCCCCAGCGCATTGGCCGTTTGATCCGTAGGCCGCAGCAATTTGGCCAGGGCCATACGTAACCCGGTGCCGGCGGTGCTGGCGTCGATCCCCTTATTGTATAGCGCCGACATTGCGCCGGTGGTTTCCTCGAGGCTGTAGCCCAGGGCCTTGGCAATGGGGCCCACGTAGCCCATAGACGTGCCCAGCTTGTCCATGGTGGCCTGGCTGCTGCTTATTGCGGTTGCAAAAACGTCGCTTACCCGGCCCGCTTCGCCGGCGTCAAGCTGAAATTGGTTTAAGGTGCTTATGACCGTTTCGGTTGCAAAAGCAAGGTCGGTCTGAGTCGCTGCGGCCAGGTCCAAGGTCTTGCGCAGGCTGGCGCTCATTTGGTCGGCGTCGTAGCCGGCGCTGGCCATAAAATACATGGCCTCGGCTGCCTGGTTTGCGGAAAATACGGTATTGGCCCCCATTTCCCTGGCCAGGGCTTCCATTTGGGGTTTTACTTTGTCAACTTCTTGGCCGGTTACGCTTATGGCATTGGCCAGGGTTTGCTCAAAATCGGACGCTATTTTAACGGCAACGCCGCCCAGGGCAACCAGCGGCGCGGTCAATTTCATAGATAGGCTTTTGCCCAGGGCGCCGGCGGTCTGTGAAACGCCGCCCATTTTGCGCGTAAAATCGCTGGTGTCGGCGCCTACAAGCGCGTAAAGTTTGCCTATTACACTCATTTTTTACGTGGTCCCTTGGCGTCCCTCTCCAAAATATTTAAATCCATAACCTGCTTGGCGGGCCGGGTGCCTGCTTTTATTTGCTTCAAAATTCGGCTGTGCCATTTTGCCATTTTGGTAACTTCTGCTTTGTGTTTCTCCCATTCTTCCTTGGTTTTAAAACGCTGCTTTACGTGGCCCCTTACGAAGTCCGGCCCCAGCAATGATTCGACCGTAATGGCCGCCTGGCCCTTGCCGCGCCACATATTCATAATCCAGGCCGCTTGCCGTGCTGTCTTTACCCATTCTTCTTTTATTCTCCAATTCCAGGCTTTTACGATTGCCTGAAACTCGCCAATTGTTAAAGCGTAAAACTCTACTGGCTTTAACCCGATACGGCAGGCCGTTTCGAGGGCGCCGGCCCAGGTCCACTTTTCGGCTTTTGGGCCTTCCTGCCCGGTGTCGTCGCCCTCGGGACTTTTTTTGCTTTGTCTTCCTCGACCGGCTTTATGCCCATATGTCCAAAAACCTTTCGGGTAACTTCCTCGATATTTCCCATGTCGATTAATTCCCCTACGGTTTCCTCCGCCAGTTCGGGCCGGTCGGCTTTGATCCCGCAAAAAATGATAGTGCGTAAAATTTTGATTTCCCCCAGCGCCGCCGCCGCAAATTGTTCCGGTTGTTCCAGGTCAAGCCCGGTTAATTCCTGCAATTCAATAATTGCATTTAATGACAACCGAAATTTGGTTGGCCGGTCAAGGGGTAACATTACAAACGGCCTTTTTATTTCTTCCATATATCCTCCTTTTTACGATACGGTCCCGGTCGCTTGGGTGATGGCCCCTGAAAAAATGGCGCTGAAAGTGTAAGTAGCTTCGCCAAATTGCGGGGTGCTTACCGTCAAGGCGGTTAAATACGCCTCCCCGGTGTAAATAAAAGTCGTTTCGCCTGTGGTGTTGGTCCGCAGCGTGAAAACAATTGTTAATGAAGTCCCATTTTCCATATAGGTAAATAGGTCGTCGAATTGCTTTGCCGCCGGGCTGGTGTCCTGAACGACTATTAAACCGTCGGCGTCGATGGTTGCCCCAATGTCGGCAACGTAGTTGGTCCGCCATTTGGTCGTGCCCCTGGCCACAAAATTACCGTAGCTTGCCCGGTCGATGTTCATGGTAAAGGTCCGAGATGCGGCCACGGGTTCGGTTTCAATGGTCAGGGTGCAAAACTCCCCGCTGATTGGTATTTGGTCGGCCATTTTCTTGCCTCCTATCTCAAGGGCGGCTTAATTTGGCGCCGCAGCGCTTCGCCCCTGCATATTCTTTAAAAGATAAAATAAAAACTCGGGATATGGCAACGGCTTCCTGTTTACCAGGTCATAAACTCGCTGCTCCGCCCGGTTTAATCCATACCTATAACCGTGCTTTTCGTAAAATCTTTCCCAATATTTATACCGCGTGCGATCCGCAGCATATTGTTTATTGGGGTGTGTGCAATTATGGATCGCGCTTACCTCCGGGGTAAATGCCACTTTCCATTTGCCGGCCTTTTTCAGCCGTATAAAAAAATCAATATGCTCGATTGCTATTTTTAATTCGTCGTCCCAGCGCAAGCCGGCGTCGGTCTTCATCATAAAAAAGTTAAAGCAATATTCTGCATAAAAATATTTGGTGCTGCCGGCATATCTCCACTCGGGTTTACGTATTGGGATTGTTTCGTATATCTTGTTTTTTTCGTCAAGGTTGATTTTGTTTGCAAACCAGCGCAGCCGGCCAAAATAATAGAGCGCTCCGCAGCATACCGCTGCGGCCTGGTCGTGTTCCAAAACCTCGCGCATATGCTCTATTTTGGTGTCCTTCGTAAATACAAAATCATCCTCCAGGACCAAAGTATATTTTTTATGGTTCAGATCCCGCCCAAGATTTCGCATTACGCTTACGCCGGCGTCCCAAAGGCCCAGCCAATGAAACTTTATATATGGGTCTTCTGCCATAATGCGGCGGTTTGTGTCTGTTACTTCCTGGTCGGCCACTATGATTAATTCCAGGTCCGGGTAAAATTCCCGTATGCTGCGGATCGCCTGGCGTAAATGCACCGGGCGCCGGTGGGCGCTCATTATCGCGGTTACGTCCTGCAATGGTTCATCCTCGCTCGGTTTAATGCGGCGTGCCTGGCGGCAAAATCGATCAACTTGGTTTTTTCCTCGTATTCGGTGCCGCGGTCGTTTTTTTATTAGCCCGGCTGATCCCCATTTTTTTAAATTATTTTTTTGACCATGCTATAAACCCAAATTATTTGGTTTTGTTT